GTTCCCAGTCACGATCGCGGTGGGCAGGTATAAAAGTTAGAAACGTTGCAGCTGGAGGTGTGTTAGTAGTATTTTGGGTAGTAATGTTGGTACTCGTATCTTTCGCATACGCTTATCACGATTAAACGTATAGATGTATGATTGTTTCAGTATTTAAAGACATAAAGGATATCACCACACCACCCACCAAGGTAGACGTTATGAAAGTCTTGGAGAGGATTGGTTCTGGTGATAATGGCTTGAAAGAAGTCATTGAGGAAGTCAGGCTATTGTCTGGTGATGAAGAAGCACGTAACCTACTGAAAAAGAAGTTGGGTGCAGTTGTCTTTTCTGGATACTGTGGTAAACCAATACATAAGACTAGCAGGAGTACAGGTAAGCAGTACGATTCCTATAGAGATGATGCTTCCTTATCCAAACACTCTGGTCTGGCTATCATTGATTTGGATGACTTCAAGAACGATGAAGAAGTTAAGAAGTGGAAAGCGCACTTCAAGACCGACAAGCATGTATTTTCAGTATTCGATTCCCCTAGTGGGAAGTTGAAAGTTCTGTATAGAATACCTGCTGATATTGCCATGCATAGAAATCATTACAGGTCGATACTGGATGACCTACAGAACATGGGTCTGAAAGTAGATAGTACCAGTATTAATGAGTCTAGGGTTTGCTTTATGAGTTACGACCCTGATATCTACATTAATGAACAGGCTGTTGTGTACACCAAGTTTATGGTGGTCAACGAAGCTGATGTTATTGATGATGCTGCAATCAAAAAAGGCACAGGCATGACCGACTTTAAGAAGGTTGCTGTTGCTGCTGAAATGATTGATAGGGCAAAGGATGGTGATAAGCACAGAACATTGGTTAAAGCTGCCTATTTGATGGGTGGCTACATTGCTTCTGGACTTGTTGACGAAAATGATGCACGTAAAATGCTACGTGACAGGATACAAGCAAAGAGTCCTAATGATGTTGAATTAGCGTTTGGTACTATTGAAGATGGGTTGGCGCAAGGTAAGACTAAGCCAATCTATCAAATCGAAGAGATTGAGAATGAGTTCAAAATCACATTGTCACGTAAACAGTTTGCGGATGAAGAAAGGGGATTTACTTTCCTTATCGACCGTAATGAAGTTGATAGAAAGATGATGGATATTCTTATCAATGGTATTGAAATGGGTAAACCAATCGGTATACCATGGTTAGATGAATATTTCAGATTGAAGGAGAACAACTTTTCTGTTTTCCTTGGTCATGATAACGTTGGTAAATCTACTTTAGTATGGTGGTTATGTGCTGTTGCTTCTGCGAAACATGGTTGGAAATGGATTATTTATTCACCAGAAAATGACATTGCCAAGATTAAGATTAAGCTGATGGACTTTATACTTGGACGTAGTACCAAGGAGGCATCACAGGCTCAATTGCAATTAGTGAAGAAGTTTGTAAACGAACACTTTTACTTTATCCGTAAGGATAAGGTATACACGGTGTTTGATTTGGTTAAGTTTGGTCAGATATTATGTCAGGAAGACCCTGCAATCAAAGGTTTTCTGATAGACCCGTACAATTCTTTAGCGTTGGATTATAAAGGTGTCGGTGCAGGTTTGAGTTCATATGAATATCATACCCGTGCAATATCCGAGATTAGAATATTCAGCGAGAAATTTTGTACAGTATACGTGAATGCTCACTCCATCACAGAGGCACGAAGACTCAAGATTGATGATAGTGGTAATATTCCGAGACCGTACAAGTCTCACATTGATGGTGGTGCTATATGGGCGAACAGAGCAGATGACTTCTATGTAATTCACAGACAGGTCAAGAATCCAGAAGAGTTCATGTTTACAGAACTACACGTCGATAAAATTAAGGATAGCGATACAGGCGGTAACCTTACACGAGGTGACGATGAAGCTGTTAAGCTACAATTCTGGAATGGTTCAGATTTTGTTGACCCAGATACCAGAATGAGTCCGTTAAAAGAATGGAGAAGAGATTTCTTCGGCATTGGAGAGCAATCCAAAATGAAACTCCCGATGATAACACCAGATGAAGCATTTTTATAATAGCAGGTGATTGGAAGAAAGATATTAACTGAAAAAAACGATAATATGTATACAGAATATAGACCCTGTACTCCCCCAGAGGATGCAGAATTTGAATGCGCAGAGTGCGGAAGACCCGTAATTAAGGAAGGTTATTGTAGTGGTACGTGCTTTGAGGCATCACAAATATAAAACAAAGACAATGAGTGATATATCAATGTGTGAAAATCAATCATGCCTTAGAAAGGAAGGTTGTTACAGGTTTACAGCAACTCCCAGTCGATATAGACAATCGTATGGATATTTTCAACCTGATGCGGATGGAGATTGTGAAGGATATTGGGATAACGAAAAACAACAAAAATTAAATCAGTTATGAGATTATTAATTATAGGTCACGCAAGACATGGGAAAGATACTGTAGCGGAAATGATTAACGAAAACTTTGGATTAACCTTCAAGTCTTCATCACAAGCTGCTGCTGAAATCTTCATCAACGAAGCGTTGAAAGAAAAGTATGGTTACGAATCCCCAGAGGAATGCTTTAAGGATAGGGTGAACCACAGAGCGGAATGGCACGACCTTATCTGTGATTACAATAGGTTTGATAAGGCTCTGTTAGCCAAGGGTATACTTGAAACGTCTGACATGTACGTAGGAATGCGTAGCGATGCGGAAATAGAAGAGTGTTTGAACCAAGGATTGTTTGACCTAATAGTTGGGGTATATGACCCACGTAAACCACATGAGCCAGAAGACAGTTTTGATATCAACCTGTTTGAAAAAGCCGACCTAGTAATACCTAACGGTAGTACATTAGAAGACCTTGAGTACAGAGTGATTGATGTATTCTCTAAAATCCTACGATAATGTTATTTCAATTGGAAATTCAGCGTATATTGGACGGTCAAATGGCTGCAATGCAAACAATGCATTATGCATTAAAACTTAGAAAAGAAAGAATGGAATTAGAAAAACCGTTTGCCACGGATAAGATTTATCAACCAGAACATGTAGTACTAGCTGTAGACTTCGATGGTACAGTTTGTACAGTAGATTACCCAGAGATAGGTAGAGAGCGCATGGGTGCTAAAGAAACCATCAATAAGCTGTATGATGAAGGATATATGATTATCATCAATACTTGCAGAACAGATGCAGGGGTACACAAGGCTGCTACAATGGCACAGGACTTCTTAAAACTACGTGGTATCAAATACCATCACTTTAATGTGAACGCTCCTCATATCTTAGAATTATATGGTTGTGATACCCGTAAGATATCAGCAGATGTATACATCGATGATAAGTGTCTTTTTGAAATCCCATCTTGGGAACACAAATATGACATAATTAAAAAGAAATACCCTAACCCTTTCGACAAGAATGACAAAAAAGAGTCATTCCTATTGGAATAATACATAGATAATGTTAGATTTTATATGGATAGGATTCATATTATTGATGTGGGGGATAGTATCCGTTGTCAGATTTAAACCACAGATTACCCGTACAGTACACCTTATAGTATTTTCGTACTTGGTACAAGATAGGTATGGTGACTTTACACACAGAAATTTCATAGTATTTAACACAATAACAAAAACATTCGTAAAATGAAAAATCAAATCAACAAATTAAGAGATATCTGTTACAAGGCTTCATGGGATGCAGGATGGCATACGGACATTGAGACTGGTCTAATGAAAGATAGGAACAAAGGGGAAATGCTGTGCTTGGTACATAGCGAGATATCCGAAGCCATGGAGGGTGAGCGCAAGGGATTGATGGATGACCATCTACCTGACAGACCAATGGCAGAGGTTGAACTAGCAGACGCTGTAATTCGCATCATGGATTATGCAGGTAGGTTCAATTACGATATTGGTGGTGCTATCATTGAGAAAATGGAATACAATGCAAACCGTGCCGACCACAAGATAGAGAATCGTGGTAAGGATGGAGGTAAAAAGTTCTAACATGAGACAGTTAGTGCTAGATAAAATAGATGAAATACTAGACTACTACGGGAGCAAGCCACAATGTTATCTTGTGGCTACTGTTCTCGCAGGGAACTTTGGAGGGATGATATGGTACAACAACGACCATTGCATTACTCAAATAGGAGAGGATTTTTATGACAAGAAAGGTGTGTATCCAGTAGAACGTCTAGCAAGAGATATGTATATACCTCTGCATCAGTACGGTATGGATATTGAAAATACGCTAATCAAAGCTGCTCAAAAATCCTTATCTTTGTAACCCTCTTAATTTAAAAAACTTATACATAACATGACAGAACAAAGACCAGTTGCCTTTGGCGACTTAGGTTTAATTACCTTTGCAAGAACCTATTCCAGAAAAAATAAAAACGGTACAAAAGAAACCTTCTCCGATACGGTAGAAAGGGAATTGTACGGTATTACCAAACAGTTAAAACTACCACTTACAGATACAGAAGCCGAGTTTTACAGAACAATGCGCCACAATATGTGGGGTTCTGTGGCAGGTAGGTTCATGTGGCAACTAGGAACGAAGACTGTAGACCAATTAGGTTTACCTTCATTGCAGAATTGTGCATTCGTTGTTGTTGATGACCCAATAAGACCCTTTACATGGGCAATGGATATGCTTATGCTCGGTTCGGGTGTAGGATTTTCCATCAAGAAAGAACACGTTTACAAGTTACCAAAAGTAAAACGTAAGAAAATAAAGGTTGAAAAAAGAAATGATGCAGGTGCAGATTTCATTGTACCAGACAGTCGTGAAGGTTGGGTTAAGTTATTGGGGAAAGTCCTAAAGGCTTATTTCTATTCTGGTGAAGGATTTACATACTCAACCCAATTGATACGTGATGCAGGTGAACCTATCAAAGGATTTGGTGGTACAGCATCTGGCGCAGGTATCTTGGTTGAAGGAATGGAACTAATTTGCGGAGTCCTTGACAAGAGAAGAGGACAGCAGATTAAACCAATCGATGCTCTTGATATTATGAACATCATTGGAATGATAGTGGTGGCAGGTAACGTTAGACGTTCTGCTCAAATTGCTATTGGTGATTACGATGATTTGGATTATCTTAAAGCTAAACGTTGGGATTTAGGGAATATCCCTAACTGGCGTGCCATGTCCAATAACTCTGTTGATGTTGAGGATATCAAAACCTTACCAGAAGAGTTTTGGGATACTTACAAGCAAGGTGAGCCGTATGGTCTTATCAACCTGAAATTATCTAGGGAAGTAGGGCGTATTGGAGAAACACAATATCCTGACCCAGATGTTGAAGGGTATAATCCATGTGCTGAACAATCCTTGGCTAATCATGAGACATGTTGTTTAGCTGAAATATATTTACCGAATATCGATAATTATGAAACCTTCCTTAAGGTTATGACAATGCTGTATAGAGTAAACAAGCACTCATTAGCGTTAAAGTGTCATCACAAGGAAACCGAGGATATCGTACACAAGCACATGAGGATGGGTATTGGTATTACAGGCGTAATGATGGCTTCGGAAGAACAATTAAGTTGGTTAGAACCTGCTTATTCTTACCTTCGTGCATACGATAAGGAATATTCTAAGATAAATGGCTTCCCAATCTCCATTAAATTGACTACTGTTAAACCATCTGGTACTTTATCGCTGTTGGCAGGTGTCACATCAGGAGTACATGCTGCTACAGCAGGTAGATTCTTTATCCGTAGAATTAGAATATCTTCTGATTCTCCACTAGTAGAAGTAATTAAGTCACATGGTTATCATACAGAGTATCAAAAGAACTTTGATGGTACTGATGACAGAACTACTATTGTAGCGGAGTTTCCATGTTCTTATCCAGAGGGTACTATTTCTGCAGATGACCAAACTGTGTTCGAACAATTGGATATGGTTCAATTTATGCAGAAAAACTGGTCAGATAACTCTGTGTCCGTTACAGCGTATTATAAAAAAGAAGAATTGCCAGAACTACGTACATATTTGGAAGAAAACTTCAATGAAAACTTTAAAACGTTGAGTTTCCTATTGTATTCTGGTCACGGATTTGCACAAGCACCTTTTGAGCCTATTAGTGAGTCTCAATATGAGTATTTGTCCAGTAAAGTCAGACCTATAGAAGCTGTATCCATTAATGAAGAGGATGTTGAGGAACTTGGCGCATGTGGTATCGGAGGATGTCCAATCAAATAAGTTGTGAAGACGTGGAGTTGTATTTAGTATGCGCTCCACGTTGTAACGAAAGTATAAGGGATAAGGGAGATTGTCCATGCTTTGAATTTTATAAAACAGACAATAATGAGAAATCGAGTTGAAGCATTAGAAGAATTAGTTAAAGAACTACAATTATCAATTAGTGAATTGCGACACAATCAAACAAAATTGGTTGAGTTGGCAGAGAAGCAAGCAGCTAGAATCAAGACCTTAGAAGAAAAAGGGTTCATCAGGAAAATCTTAGGGTAATGGAACATAAAGAAGCAAGCAATGATTGGGTTTTTGATATAGAATTTTACCAAAATTTCTTCTGCGTGAACTTTAGAAGTTTCCCTGATGGAGAAAGAAGAAAGACCTTTGAAATCAGTCACCGTAGAGACCAACGTCATGAGTTAATAGCATTTTTACTACAGACTGATGGTCATTACGTCAAGGAATTACGTACAATTGGTTTCAACAATGTAGGGTATGATTACCCCGTGCTACATATGTTGATTGAGAACCCAGAGATATCATTGCTTATATGGTGGAAGAAAGTACAGCGAGAAATCTTCAACGAGCGCAAGGGTATGGTATGGGATAATCAACGACACATATTCCAAATTGACTTATTCAAGATTAACCACTATGACAATATGGCTAAGTCAGCCAGTTTGAAGTGGTTGGAGTTCACGAAAAAATGGTACAAGGTACAGGATTTACCTATTGCACCTGACCAAGTGATTGAAGAAAATCAAATGGATGCTCTTATCAAGTACTGTTGGAATGATGTTGATTTTACATATGAAATGGCACATGACGATTGGAATGCTGTTAAGTTCCGTGAGAACATGAGTAAGGTTCTTGGTCGTAATGTAATGGACTATTCAGATGTTAGAATCGGTGAGTTTTTGAATCAGAAGAAATACGAAGAACTTACTGGTAAGAAGTACATGGATTTTAAAGAAGGTAGAACGTTCAGGAAGAATTACAAGATGGATGACATAATTCCTAGCTGTGTAAACTTCCAGACTCCTTTTATGAAGGATTTCCTAGCTGACTTACGTAAACGTACTTTTGCTGATGGGGATACAGGATTCAAGTTCGATATTGTAATTACTGGTGGTGAGTTCAACAGGATTGTTGAGGGTGGTTTCAGTAAGAAGAAAGATATTGAGGCTGAATGGCAGAAACTAAGTACCATAATCACATTCGCCAAAGGTGGACTTCATACTATCGATATGCCTCGTATAGTTGACAGGGCAGAAGGGTATACTTTGATGGAAAAGGATGTTGGTTCTATGTACCCACGTGCAATAGTTGTCAATCAAATCTACCCACAGCATTTAGGAGTGGAGTGGAACATGGGTATTTCAAATGCTTATGATTACAGATTAGACGTTCTAAAGCCGAAACTCAAGACATTGGAGTATGGTAGCGAAGAATATCAGAAAGTCGATGATGAACAAGCTGTGTATAAACTAGCAATGAATGGTGGTGGTTTTGGTAAGCTAGGTTCGGCATACTCATGGCAATATGACCCATTAGCCAAATATCAGGTAACAATGGGTTGTGAATTGATGTTATTGATGCTTATTGAAGCATTCTTAATACGTGGTATAGAGGTAATTTCCGTGAATACTGACGGTGTGGTTGTTCATTACCCGAAAGAGATGCAGGAGACAGTTGATAAAATCCACAAATGGTGGGAAGAGAAAACTCAATTCATTCTGGAAGATACGCACTACAACAAATTGGTGTTCTCTTCTGTGAACGATTATATTGCTGTCATTGTTGACCCTGAAACTGACGAGGTTGAAAAAACCAAATTTAAGGGTGATTTTGAGATTGACAAAGACCCTCATAAGAACAATAGTCAAAGGATAGTAGCTATTGCCTTGAATGAATACTTTACCAAAGGAACTAAACTAACCGATATTATCGGTAACCTTGGATACGAGTACGAAGAAGGTAAGAAAGTAGACATCTATGACTACTGTATCGGTAAGAAAAAGACCAGTAGTTGTGAGTACTGGCACGTGGTTAAGGGCAAGGCAGAGCGTGTTCCTGACAAAGTTATCAGGTATTACGTAGCCAAGACTCCTGATTATCTACTTAAAAAGTACACCAAAGGTAAACGTGCAGGTGGTTATGAGAAGATAAATGCAGGGTTCAATCACGTATTATTTATGGACTACTTCCCTATGACTCAAGGTCGTGGAGGTAATTACAACATAGATAAGAACTACTACATGAATGAGTGCAGAAAAGTTATCAACCCAATAGAGTCTGGTACACGGATTCTTCATAGGGGAGCATACATTCAGGGTGAATTGTTTTAGTTTGGTATTGTGGGATAATTTGGTTATCTTTGTATATCATTAATACTTAATATGGCTTACAAACGAAAGAAGGGTTCTGCAATCGTAAAGAATCGCAAGAAATCCTATTCATTTAAGGGAATCGACTATAAAAGCGGATTAGAACGTAACATGGCTATGTTGCTGACTTCCGCTAAGATTCCTTTTGAGTACGAATCTAAGAAGTTCGCTGTTATGGATAGTTTCCAGTTTCCTTTTAAATCTTATGAAAGACAGGCTAATGGTAAAGGCGATATGAAAGACCGTGGGGGCAAGAAAGTCCTTGGTGTTTCGTATACGCCTGATTTCATTGGTGAAGGTTTCATTATAGAGACAAAGGGTTACGCTAACGAAACTTTCCCTATGCGATGGAAGATGTTCAAGAAGTTACTCGTAGATGATGGGTATGACCCTGACAGTTTGATTATTTATAAGCCACAAAAGATTAGTGAATGCGAACAAGTAATCAAATTAATTCAAGAACACAATAATGAGCGTAACACACAGACAAGTAAATAATAGACGAGCAGAGGCGATATTCACCTTTTGTGATGAACTCCATGGAGATATTGATTCTTTGTACGAATTAATGGTGGATGGTACTGACGAGGAAGAAAAGAAACACATCGAAAGTATCATTGACAAACTCAAGGAACTTAATTTAGACAGATAGTATGAACTACAAGAAAGATGAAGGACTGATTAAGAAGCTACGTGCCTCTAGTCAAAGTATTACCGAGACAGCAAAGAAGTATGCAGCATATAAGAATATTGGCTATACAGACCAAGTTCGTAGAAGTATCAGTCAATTGTTGAATGAAGGTGGTAAAACCCAGAAGGGTGAAAACACCAAATGGGAAGAAGACCTGACTAAAGGTACTGCCTATAATGAGTTTACTGTTTCCAAACCTATTAAAACGCTTGATGAAGCACTAGCTTCCTGTAAGGCTGACCTAAATAAGTGGGAGGTTGAGCGTTGGGTTTGTAATTCTTGGGGTGTAACAGCCTTTAGGGATAATCCAAACGGAACATACCGTACTAATTACCAAGTTAAGGTATGGTTTAAGAAGAAACAAACCACTCTCGATGAAAGAATGGCTACTATTTTACCATCCATCAAGGATTATGTTCCTAAAAAGATATTCAAAACTGCAAACATGCCTCATAAAATAGGGGTTGTTTCATTTGCAGATTTCCATATTGGTGCAGATATCAAGAATTTACTCAAGACCAAGGACTTTAACTTGGATATTTTGATTGATTATCTTCA